ATACTCAGCCGGGAGCGCAGCGCTTGCCAGAACACCTGATCACGCGTGCTGCCCCCTTTCACCGGCTCGGTGCGGCGCATGCGAATCTCATACTGCCCGGGAGACACGTTGTAGCGGTGAGTAAACCCAATCTGGTTCTCGGTGCTGCGTGAATAGAACGGTGATTGCTGAGACCAGGTGGTGGTGCCCACCTTGCGATACTGGATAACCAGGCGTACCGGCATGGAGCGCTTATTCCCCTGGTCGGTGTAGCGCACCAGGCCACTCTGGAAATTGATGTTGACCTCGAACGCATCAAGCGTCTCGCCATCCGGGCAGGCCAGGAAAGGACCGACCCACTCATAGTCGTCGCTGACACCCGTCACGGTGGCATCCAGTAGGGTGCGCTCGGTGAAGCCAGGCCACGATGGGTCAGGTGTGGTGACCGTCTCGCCTCCAGGTCCGGTGGTGATCGTCAACCGATCAACCGTGACCGTCTGGCTGTCCACAGCCGTAATGCGGAACTGATTCCCGTACAGACCCAGAGAGAAGCGCTGAATGCCCTCCGGCAGTCCGGTAAACGGCGTTCCGGCGGCGCTGTTATACGCCAGAGTAATGTGCGCCCTGACTTCCGCCGTGCCGCCCGTAGATTTCACGCCCGCCTTATTGACTGGCGCATCGCCGAACACAGCAGCGGGTAACGGGCTGTTGGTAATGGACCCGCCAGCAAAGGGGCTGCTGGACTCACCGATTTCAAGCCGGCCACTGTTATCGCGGGCAACAAGGCCAGAACCTGAGAGCTGCGAGGTGATCGACGAAATCAGTCCCGACATTGTGACGTAGTTGGTTACCAGCGATACCGGATAGGTCGTGCCCTGCCAGCTGATGCTGAAGGTCACCGGCGCGGTGCTGAAATCGTATGTCGTCGGCGCGGCGCTGGCGGTTAAGGTTGCGGCACTCCCACCCACCCCCGGTACCGCCGGAACGCCCGGTGCATAGCTGGCGATCACCAGGTCATAGTCATTGCCGTTATAGTTCAGCGTCACCGGCAGGCCAACTGAGGGAGCAAGCTCCTCTATCCCGCCATAAATGACGCTGTATCCGCCGGAAGACACGACGGTATAGGAGTTGGGGGCCAGCACGGTGATCACCGTTCCGACCGTCCACGAAGGCGGAATTTCCTCATCACCGCCGGATGCCGATACGTCAACCAGGGTGATGGTGTTGCCTGACACGACCAGAGCATCCGCGATGATACTCACTGTTTCCGGGCCGCTTGAACCCAGATCCAGACCGGCGGTACCGGAACCCGTATTCCCCACCTCTGGTGAGTTGAACCAGTTTTCGGTGCGGGTATCGCCGGATACCGTGGCGCCAGGTGGATAGAGGGTATAGCGCACGTCAGTACCGAACGCGGAGATCGGCGTATTGCCTATCTTGATGTCGGACTGGTTAATCACCATGTCGCCGACGCCCACGCACAGAAACATGCTGGTTTCCATGCTGGTCTCGTTGACGAACCGGCTTACCGGCTGCATCACGTAATCAGGCCAGACCCGGTATTTCCCGAAGATTTCCCGGATGGGATCACCCAGTTTCGCTGCGTTCGCTTTGGCGGGGTTGAGGTCAATCTGATCGCCGCTCGCCGCCTGGGCACCGCTGCCGCCGGGCTGGGACATCGTACTCATCATGTAGATGCTGTACGCCGCAGAAGCGACGGCTACGCTGACCGCAACCCAAATCGCGATTTCTGCGCCGGTACCGTATGGCACAGGGAACATCCTGACGTCGGTTTCACGTTTGATGACGCAAAGCGGCCACTCCGCTGGCGGAACGGGTACGCCGTCGATTTCAACCGCGACCGGATGCTGCTGATCCGGTGTCCAGCACTGCACGTTCTGCGCAAACCAGTCACTGAGGGTCATGGTTTCGTGTTCGTGCTTTTCCAGCGGCTCGCCCTGCAATCTGGAGGGGTAGATTCGTATCGTCACTGATAATACTCCACGCGGACAAAGCGGCGCGCAAACCGCGCCAGCGGCAGGAAGGTTACGTTAGTACGGGGGTTGCACTCAGCGGCGCACAACTGGCCGTCAATCTCTACCACGATGGCAACGTGCGTCACCACTGAACCGGAGTAACAGGCAATGCCCGCGCCCGGCACAGGTTCACAACGCCGCAGGTCAGCCATCAGCCCGCGAGCCTCCCGATCAAGGCCGTTATCATCCTTCGTGACTCCGGCAAAATCAGGCCACGGTGTAAGGCCAAGGTCGCGCCTGATTTCATTTACGATGCCAAAGCAGTCCAGCGCGGGGTAAACGCGGCCGCCCTTCTGCCACTCGACAGAACGGTATTTATCAGGATTGAACATGGTGGTTTCCTACTGAAGGTAACGGAGGCCCGGGAAGTTCGGCAGCGTGTAGCGGTAGCGCGGCCAAGCGGTATCGAGAATGTTCAGAAATCCGGCTTTAATCTGCACCTCCGTCGCTTTCCAGTACCCGTCTTTTATCTGGAATACTATTGGCGGTGCCGAAGGGAAGTTTAAATCGGTTGAGATGTACTGCCGCATTATCAGCGTGCCACTACTTAGGTTGGCCAGTGCGTTACGTATTGCAGTTGAAACGATACCGTCTATATTGCTGATAACGAACTGAAGATCCTGCGTGCCATCCTTATTTCTGGCTGGCAGCGCCACGGCCATAGCAGCGGCTTCGAAATTCACCGATGCGCCAGTTTCCGTGATAGCGGTGATATCCTCGAAGTTCTCAACCAGCCAGTAAGTCTCGTCACCGACGGTAATCTGCAGCGTATTGAAGAGAATTTCACTGCCGCCACTGGCGTATAGCCTGTTCAGGGTTGGACTGGTCATGCCTCTGGCCACTCCTTGTTAAGCGCATAATCGATAATGTTTTGTCCGACGATAAACTCAGGGAAGTTACCCCAGCCAGGCGGCAGAATTGGCCGTTCCCACAGCTCCAGTGTTGCTGTGAATTTCCAGTACCCCAGCGCATACAGTGCCGGTCCGTCGTAAATATCATCGAACCGGCAAACGTAGTCACCAACACCCATCGGCGTACGTATGCGCATGTTGAACCAGGCTGCACCGTCCGTAATAACATCCCGATACCACACCTCAAACAGCTGCGCCTGGGCATCAGTGAACACCCATGAAACACTTGCCGCTGTCGGAACGGAGGTGTATTTGCGACGCTGACGCGTGCGGCCGGATGTCATAGTGGAGCGCTGCAGGGGGCTTACCGGGGTGAATCCATACCCTGGGCGTTGGGGCATTGGCAGGTACTCATGGGGGTAATTGATGTCAGTTTGCTTACCCATTAACCGATCCTCCTTTTAGCTGTCCAGCCGCTTTGCAGACTTTTGGAGACGTTTCCTTTCCCTGAGGCAAGGTCTCCGCTTATTTGCTGGTACACCTGCTTACCTCCCCGAGCCACTGCCGCCTCTACCAGCGCGATGGTTTTATCGTCGGGGTTGCCGTTGATATTGATCGTCGGGCTGTAATTGAACCCACCGCCACCACCGCCCATATCGCGGTTACTGATTACGCGACCGTTATCGCCGGGGATCATGTACTGGCTGCCATTGCTGGCTTTGAAAATCTCAGGCTTGCCACCCTCGCCCACACGGTACATGGAACTGGCTGACACAGGGCCGCCGTGTTCGCGGGCACCGGCGACAGCTAACCCCTTGGCTGACAGAAGAGAGGCTGCATAAGCAGATTGACCAACAGCAGCGGCGCTGCCGTACGTGGCGATCGACGCACTCATTGCTGCAGGTGCCCAAGCGGATGCGGCAGCTGTTGCCTGCGCCATGGTGGAGGCCAGAGAGGCTGCCGCTGCCGCCTGTCCCATCACCTGGTTTTTAACCCACTGCATCCCCATCTCCACGAGACTACTGATCACGCTGTTGATGATGGTCGAGCCGACGTTAGCCATTGCTTCCTGCAGGCTCTGGGTACCGTTGATTAACCCAGTGAGGGCATTGGTTGCCCCGCTCTGCAGGCCTTCCAGAGAGGTGGCCAGCAGCTCATTACCAGTGCTCTGATTACGGTAAATCTCCCACTGGGCGGCGATACGCGCCTGCTCGTACTCTGTATCAGCGGCTGCTCGCAGCGCTAAAGCATTCTGGTGGGTTAATACGCCCTGCTGCTCATACTGCTGAATAAGCGCCAGCTTACGCGCATTCTCGTTCGCCAGTTCCTGCACTGGATCAACAGTTCCAGCCGCTTCCTGTTGGGGCGTAACTGCCTGCTGTGCGCGGATTTTGGCGAGGTTGATCTGGTGTGTCGCCTCAAGGCGCTCTGCGGTCTCGTTGTACTGCTCCTGACTGATTTTTTTCGCAGCCAGGGCAGCATTCAGATCCTGAACGTCCTGCTTATAACTGGCATTCTCGCGCGCTTCCGGCAGGAGTTTTTCGGCGGCGGCCTGGGCTTTAAGTGCGTTGGCTGTATCCCATTTTGCAGCGGCATACTGACCAGCAAGCTCGAGGTCTTTT